GCCAAGGTGATCACCAAGAAGGTCGAGCCCTCTACCACCGCGCAGATCTTCTGGCTCAAGAACCGCAGGCCGGACCGCTGGAGGGATAAGCAGGAGATCGAGCACGGCGGGAACATCGAGGTCATTTTTCCCGAGAGCATGAAGGATGTCTAGCCTAGACCTGCGGGACTATACCAACAGGAGCTTCGACCCGCTGTTCTCGTCCCGCGCCCGCGAGCTGGTGGTCTACGGGGGGGCGGGGGCGGGCAAGTCCTACGCGGTGGCGCAGAAGCTGATAATGAAGGCCCTGCTCTATCCCGGCAGCCGCATCGCCGTCATCCGCAAGTTCGGGCCGTCCTTAAAGAAGACCTGCTGGGAGCTGACCGTCAGCCTGCTCGATAAGTACGGCATACCCTATAAGCCGAACCTCTCGGACTTAACTATCGAGCTGGGGCAGTCGAAGATGGAGTTCATGCCGGTGGTCAACTCTACCGGGGAGCCCGCCGAGCGCCTGAAGTCCATGACCGATATCACGGACATCTGGATAGAAGAAGCCACCGAGATCACCCCGGAAGAGTACCGGCAGATCCGGCTCCGGCTGAGGGGGGAGGAACTCAAAGAGGGGTACAGGCAGATCGTCTTATCCTTCAACCCCATCGACCGCAACCACTGGATATACGCCTACTTCTTCGAGGGGAGCCGGGGGGAGCAGCAGCACTACACCCACAAGGACAACCGCTTCATCGACTCGGACTACAAGGCCGAGCTGGAAGGGCTCGCGGACGAGGACGAGCTGCTCTACAACGTCTACTGCCTGGGGAAGTGGGGGGTGCTGGGGGAGATCATCTTTACCCGCTACGAGATCAGGGAATTTGATTACCCGGCTGATTACTACGATGAGCTATTGGCGGGCTGTGACTTCGGCTTCGTCCACCCGGCGGCGGTGGTCTTCATCGGGCTCCGTGAGAAGACGGCCTACATCTTCGACGAGGTATACGAGCGCAAGCTGGTGAACGCCGAGCTGATCGAGCTCATAGGTGAGAAGCAGGAGCAGCATCGCCTGGCGCCCGCTATCTTCTGCGACACCGCCGAGCCTGGCCGGATAGAGGAGATGGCCAGGGCGGGCCTCAACGTCTGGCCTGCCGATAAGAACGTAGCTGACGGGATAAACACGGTGAAGGGCTACAAGCTCGTCATCCATCCCCGCTGCGTGTCCACCATCCGGGAGATACGCAGCTATGCCCGCAAGAAGGACCGAGCCGGCAACGTGCTGGAGGAGCCGGTGAAGGCGAACGACCATACGATGGACGGGCTCAGGTATGCCCTCCACTCCTACGAGCGGGAGATGTTCAAGCGGAACCAGCAGCAAGCGGCGACGGTAGTCTACGACGACCCGGTGGAAATAAGCCCAGTTTAAAGGAGTAACATGCCCTCTAAGCGCGAACTGCAGGAGGCCCATCGGGCCGAGCTCGAGACGCTCGCCGAATCCTACGGGGTAGAGTACGCCAACCTCACCGAACGCATAGCCTCCCTGGAGCTGGCCCTGGAAGACTCCGGCTGGCTGCAGCTGTCCATGGAGGGGGAGCAGCAGTTCTCCCGGGCAGGCCTGCGCAAGATCGCTAAGCTCGCCCGCATCTTCTACCTGAAAAACCCCCTCATCCAGCGCGGCGTGGAGGTCCAGGCCTTCTATGTCTTCGGCCAGGGGGTCAGCATCAGCGCCAAGGCCGGGCCGGTAAACGAGGTCATCCAGCGCTTCATAACCCGCAGGCGCAACCAGGCCGAGCTCTTCGGGCACCAGCAGATGCTCGCCAAGGAGATAGACTTACAGGTCGAGGGTAACCAGTTCTTCTGCCTCTTCACCAACCAGGCCAACGGCGACGTGACGGTAAGGACCATCCCCCCGGCTGAGATCAACCGCCTGATCAAGAACCCGGACGACCGGCGGGAGGTCTGGTTCTATGAGCGCATTTATAATCGGACGGGGTTCAACCCCTATTCGGGCGTAACCGCATCCGAGCTGGTGACCGAGTATTACCCCGATATAGGCTATCAACCGGAGGAACGGCTGGATACTTTCGGCGGCAACCCCATCCACTGGGACCGCCCCGTCTATCAGGTGAAGGAGACCGGGCTGTCCGACATGGACTTCGCCCCCCCGGCGGTCTATGCGGCCCTGGACTGGGCGCGCGCCTACAAGGACTTCCTCTCCGACTGGTCTACGATCGTCCGGGCCTATGCCAAGTTTGCCTATTCCCTGACCACCAAGGGGGGCCCGGCTGGGGTAGAGGCGGCCAAGGCCAAACTGAACACCACCCTGGGGACCTCATCGGGAGAGACGAACCCGCCGCCGCTCACGGCCTCCACCTTCATCGCCACCGAGGGAGTCAAGCTGGATCCGATAAGGACGTCCGGCGCCACGACATCGGCCCAGGACGGCCGCAGGCTCCTGCTCATGGTGGCCGCAGCCGTCGGCCTTCCTGAAACCTTCTTCGGCGACGTTTCTGTAGGTACGCTGGCAACCGCTAAATCCCTGGACCGGCCTACCGAGCTCAAGTTTTCATCCCGGCAAAAGCTGTGGGCCTCGGTCTTTAGCGAGCTCTGCCGGTACGCCATCGTCCAGGCAGTGAAATACGGGAGCCTGGACGGCAGCCTCATCTACGAGGAAGACGAGCCCCCGGGGGTGGAACTGGGCACGGACCCCGACACCGGGGAGGACATGTCGGCTCAGGTAGCCGTGGACTTCCCGCCCATCTTGGAGCACGACCCGGACGACGCCATAGGGGCGATTGTCTCCGCCGCCACCCTGGACGGCAATGCCCCCGCGGGGACCATCCCCGATATGAAGACCCTTTCGCGCATGCTGCTCATCGCCCTGGATGCGGAGAACGTGGACCAGCTCATAGATGACATGTTCCCGGAAGAGGGCGAGCCGGGGGAGGCCGAGCAGCAGATGGTCGCGGCGGTAACGGAAATGAGGGATGTCCTTGCTGATGTTAGACGCTCTCTCTCGGCTGAGTGAAGCTATCGACGCCTTCCTCATGGAGGCCACCAGGGCGGATAAGCTGAGAGTCATCGAGCCCGCCATCCGCAAGATTGAGAGGCTCATGGCCTGGCTGTTCACCGAGCAGGGCCGGATATTTTTAAGGGAGCACGAGAAGCACAAGGGCAAGTACCCCATGGAGGAATCGGCCCGGGACGAGCTGGATAAGATCATGGCTGCGGTCACGGGTGCCACCGAGGAAGAGATGGCGACGGGGCTGGTGGGGATACTGGGGACGGTGATGGACACGGCGGCCAAGGACTTCATCGCCCAGTTCGGCGCGGAGGACTTCGCCGAGAAAGCCTTCAGCCTAGATAACCCCAAGGCGGTCAAGTTCTTAGAGGACCACGCCGCCGACATGGTGACGAAGATAGACGCGACCACCCGGGATCAGATGAAGACCCTGCTCACCCAGGCCTCCGATGAGGGCTGGTCTTACGGCAAGACGGCCAAGGCCATCAAGGAGCGCTTCGACGGCTTCGCGGGCAAGCTGCCCCAGCTCCATATCCAGAGCCGGGCCCACCTGGTGGCGGTGACTGAATCCAGGATGGCCTATGAACAGGCCAACCTGCAGACGGCCCTGGAGCTCGAGGCTGCTGGTCTCGAGATGGAGAAATACTGGATGAACTCGGGAGACTCCCGGGTAAGCGATGGCTGCCGGTCGAATACCGCCGCCGGGTGGATCCCGATAGGTGACGACTTCCCCTCAGGCGATGCGGCCCCTCCCCGCTTCCCCGGCTGCCGCTGTGACGTCCATTACAGGATGAAAGAGGACTGATGTTTACCGTAGATGACCCGCACCTCCGTGAAGTGGAGGATAAGGAGGCCTGGCTCAAGGAAGCCAATGACACCTTCTACCGCCATAAGAGGCGCGGGGGCAAGGACGAGATGTGTGAGGCCCTGGCCATAGCCGCCGCCAATAAGGCGGTGAAGGAATTGAAGGAGGCAGAGGTGGAGAGAGAAACCCGAGATATGCGGACGCTCAAGGAGGTGGCCGGCCTCAG